GGACACGAGTGCGCTAGCGACGAAAGAATATGCGGATCGGAACAAGAAAAACTACATCGTTAATGGTGCGATGCAAGTTAGTCAAGAGAACGGTACATCAGGAGGAGCAACTAACAACTACTATCCAGTTGATGAGTTCAGAGCGTCAATCGCTACGGCTGGTAGCATTAGTACGGCACAGGCAACGCTAACCACTCCTGCGGGCTCGCCGCACCGATTACGTGCTTTTGTCAACACAGCCGATGCGGCTCTTGGAGCTACAGACTTCGTTACAATTGTTCACGCAATTGAAGGGTCGCGAGTTGCTGATCTGATGCTCGGGACTGCCTCAGCGAAGACAATTACAATTCGATTTGGGGTTAAAGCTCCTGCTGGAACTTATTGCATAGCTCTGAATAATGCTGCTGTAAATCGCAGCTATGTCGCCGAGTATACCATAGCACCGGGCGAGGCGAACATTGATGTTGTTAAGTCCGTCACCATTGCCCTTGATCAGTCAGGTACTTGGCTCAAAGATATCAATACAGGGCTGCGCATCTACTGGTGCTTAATGATTGGTGCGACGTATCAAGGAGCGCCCAATGTTTGGAGTGCAAGCAACGTCTATGCCACGTCGAACCAGTTCAATTTCATGGGCACCATTAGCAACACGTTCGAGTTGTTCGATGTTGGATTGTACGAAGGCACTGTCGCACCTCCATTCGTCGTGCCTGACTACGCAAGTGAATTGCTTCTGTGCAAGCGATACTGGCAGAAATTTTTGTGGAATATGGAGCAGTACGTCAGTACGTCATTCTTTCGTGCCACAATGACTGTGAGTCTACCTACTCCAATGAGAGCTACACCAACAAGAACTCGGATCACAACAGGGACACATACCAACGTACGAGGTTCCGACCCAGCAAACTATGTAACGGCTGGCGCTACATCTGAATCAGGTATAAACCTTTCGATAGAATGTAGCTCAGCAGGTCAAGTAACAGCCTCTGGTTTCGTAGAAGGTTACTCGGCAAGACTTTAGTTGTGTGAGACACACGAGGACGTAACATGGGTTACAACTTTCCAGCAGGACCGACCGTAGGCCAAGTGTTCGGTGCCTATACGTGGGACGGAGAGAAGTGGAAAGTCAGTGCTGCTGGCACTGGCACATACGCGCTTGTCGTGAGCGATACTCCTCCGGTTGGCGCTCCTGCGAATACGTTGTGGTGGGAGAGTGATACTGGGTTGCTTTATATCCAGTTCAATGATGGAAGCTCAACTCAGTGGGTTGCGGTTAGTTCTGGTTCGTCGCAGAGCGTAGCGAAGAACTATATCATCAACGGTGCGATGCAGATTAGTCAAGAATGGGGTACAACCGTATTAAACGTTACTAACAACTACCCTGTCGATCAATTTGTAGTACAACATCTACAAGCAGGAACGCTTGGATATCTTCAACACGCCAGCAGAACACCGGCTGGTTCACCTTATCGTCTTCGTTGTGTCGTTACAGTAGCCGATGCAGCGGTTGGAGCAACTGACTATGTTGCTATAACTACCAAACTTGAAGGTCAGCGCATAGCTGATTTGTTATTTGGTACAGCAGCGGCTAAAGCAATCACTTTGCGATTTGGTGTTAGAGCGCCTGCCGGAACATATTGCGTGGTAATTCGAAACGCAGCAAGTACTCGAACTTGGTTAGCTGAATATGTCATCTCTGCGAGCGAAGCTAATGTTGATACTGTTAAGACCATCACAGTTCCCGGCGACACCACCGGAACATGGGCGATAGACAACACTTCTGGCATCGAAGTAATCTGGTCTTTAATGGTAGGCGCGAACTACCACAATGTAAGTGGGGCATGGATCGCAGCTATATCCATGTTAGGTACCAGCAATCAATTCAATCTCATGGGCACAATTAATAATGTCTTCGAGTTGTTTGATGTAGGACTGTATGCTGGATCGGTTGCACCCACCTATGTCGTACCTGACGTTGCAGCCGAACTTGATCTGTGTATGCGCTACTTTGAAAGAGGTGGCTCAAATATGAACTACAGGTCAGGCGGTACCTTTCAAGCTGGTATTGTGCAAGCAATTGACACCATACGATACGCTGTAGGTAAGCGTGCTGCTGCAACACTATCTTTCGCTGGTTGGCAGTACTATAACACTACAGACTCTTTCATCGCAGTTACTCCAAGTATGTATGCAGGAACACCTGACCAATTCCAGATCAACGGCTCAAGTATGACAAACTATAAGGCATGGGCAGCAGGTGGTAGCTGGTCGGCAAACGCAAGACTCTAGTGTGAGACACACAAGGACATAACATGTTCGATTTTCCGAGTGCACCAACTGTAGGTCAGGTATACGACAAGTATACTTGGGATGGAGAGAAGTGGATTACTGGTGCGCCGAATAACGTCAACGTGTACGCACCTCAGAAGAATTACATCATCAATGGTGGGATGCAGATCGCTCAAGAGAGCGGTGGTGCTGCAAGTTCGGCCACGTATTTCTGGCCTGTTGATATGTTTTCTATGAACTTTAATGCTACAAGTGGTGTCTATAGCTGTTCGCGAGTTTCAAGTCCTACTCCGGGAGGATCACCTGCTCGAATAAGGACAACAGTCACTACACCCGACGCTGCTGTAGCTGCAACTGACCTTGTTTGGATCAGTACACAGGTTGAAGGTTCACGCCTTATCGATTTGTTACTCGGTACGGCTTTGGCCAAGACATTCACATTACGCTTTGGTGTGAAAGCCCCTGCTGGAACCTATGGCGTTTCATTCTGTAATAACGCAACCAACCGAGTATATGTTGCTGAGTATGTCATTGCTCCGGGTGAAGCTAACACCGATGTTGTCAAGACGATCACAGTTCCGGGGGACGTAACAGGTACTTGGCTAACGGACACTCAGGCAGGTATACATATCCGTTGGGGCTTGATGTGTGGCAGCACCTATGCTGGTGCTCCAAACGTGTGGGGTACAGCGAACCTTATTAGCTCAGCCAACCAATACAACTTCATGGGCACAAATGGCAATGTGTTCGAGCTATTCGATGTTGCCATGTACCAAGGCACAGTTGCGCCAGCGTATGTTTTACCTGATTACGTCACAGAGTTGAAACTGTGCGAACGGTACATTCAGATGCTCGATGTGGCAATCGTCGGCTCTACCGGGACTGCTACTGGCAACGCACATTTCGCTACACTAATACATCGCACTGAGATGCGAGCGTCACCGACTATTACAGTGCAAGTAGCACTTGCCTTGTCTGTAGCTACATATACCGCTGGTGGCACTGGCCAAAGTAATCGTTCTACGCGCATCGATGTTGTCGCGACTGCTGCTGGGCAATACCTTGTTTATTCTGGCACCTTAAAACTAAGCGCGAAGCTACTGTAACATAGAGGTTCCAACATGGCGGAATATCAATTACTTCCTGATAATATCACTGGGCCGAACACCACAGTGCTTCGCATCGCAGATCAGGCATACATTCCTGACGATCCTGCGAACACGGATCGCATCGTTTATAATGAATGGCTCGCAGATGGCGGCGTGCCTGATCCGGCAATAGTAACGCCACCTCCTCCGGTGGTGCTCAGTGCCGATCAGCGCATCGACGCTGGCGTAGCCGCTGCATTTGGTACAGCCGAAGCGGCGTTTAACGCCATCAATGCGATCCCACACTCGGGACCTATTCCTGCTAGATACGAAGCACTCCTAACCCAGACCAAAGTTCTGGCCGCTTCGTATCTCGCACTTCTAGGGGCTCTCTATGACATCTATCCAGAAGAATAGAGAACTGGCACTTCGCACCTACGAACCTCGGGATATACCGAGGGCGGTTGACCTACTGATGGTCGCACTTCCGGCTCTGCCGAACTACAGGATGATCACTCCCGACAGAGAAAGGATCGAGTATGTTCTCACAGCCGGAATTGATAACGCTGAGTCGTTCGCGGGATGGGTCTTGTGTGACACACACAACACCGTTCACGGATTTAGCGGAGGCTGGTGTGTGCGCAGCCTTATGTCCCTTGATTATGTTGCTGACGACATTTTCTGTTGGGTTGAGCCTGAGTACCGCAGTTATGGCAACGTCAGAAAGCTTATCAACGCATATGCGGAATGGGCTACAGCAAAGGGCGCGAAGCTCATCCGAGCGAGTTACAGCGGAGGTAGTTTTCCTCCGGGAAGCAGAGAAGCCGCCGCATTCGACGCGATACTAAAACGACAAGGCTTTAAGAACATTGGAAACATCTACCACCTCAGCCACTATGGAGAAGATTAATGTCTGGTTCAAGCCCCCCTCCCGATAATTCGTTGGCAGTCGAACAGTCGCGGCAGGCCGCGGCTAAGGAAGAACGTGAGCGTCAGGCAGCCGAAGCCGCTCAGAAGAAGATCGAACTCGGCCAGCTTCGTGGTACAGCCCGCGAAGGTGCTGGCGGTAACGTAAGGAACTATTTCTCTTCCATGGGTGTAGACCCTGAGCAGTACGCTGGCTCGATTGACAGCCAGTTGAATAACATCCTCAACGGTATCTCTCCATCCGAAGAGAACCCCGGTGCTGCGTTCACGAATGCCGGTCAGACCATTTGGGATACTCTCCAGACCGGAGGACGAACAAAAGCAACGAAGGATATCAATCAAGTCTTCGCCCCTGACTTCCAGTATAGTCGCGTAGCTGATACGCTGGATGACCCATACCTCGCGGGGGTTGAAGGTGAACAATATTCAAATGCCGATCAGATCATCAAGAATATGCTTGATCGCGGTGTGCTTACCTCTGGAGGATACTCATCCGCCCAGAAGGATTTGGAGAACCAGCGAGCAGGAGTTCGTTCTCGACTTAATGAAATTGGAATGGGGCTGCTCCAAAAACAGCGTGGAGAACTCGGTGACATTGCCAATCGTGGTAGGCAAGCAGCCGGCGCTCTTAACCTTGGTGACACATTCGATCCGTACAAGTACGGGGCGGAAGCAGACACGTCACTCTCAGGGTTCTTGGCAGGACTGGGCGATCAGATTCGCGCTCAGGTCCCCGGACAACTATTCAATACTGCTGGACTTGCAGCAATCGGAGGCGCTGGCCAAGGACTTGGGAATACGGCATTCAATCCGGCGGCGGCTGGCGGGAACGTCGAAGATCCAAGTGATACCACTGCCGACGACGAAGATACTAATGCAAACTCTATTTTCTAGTGTCTGTGTGAGACACACAGAAAATCGGAGGATTGAATGGAGATGCTAGGAGCAATCACAGGTCTGATCGGAGCGGGTCTGCAAGCGCAGGCCCAGCATGACAACCTCATGTTCCAGTACGCCAAATTCAACTGGGAGAAGCAGCGTGCTGACAAACAGGATCGCTTCGCGGCGGCTTCGCGGAGCGACCAATACGGGAACAAGACTGCCTACGATGAGCTTCTGAACGAGTGGAAAATCAATCTCACGCCCACTCAACAGAAGCTCATGCAAGGCGGTGAGAAGGAGCAGTTACTCCAACTCACCGAGGACGCACCAGCAGCGAGGAAGATCAAACGTGCTATACAAGCGCGTGCTGAACAAGCTAAAGAGCCATACCTCAAAGCTTCCTTGGGCTATCAGTTTGATCAGCCCAAGGGTGAAGATAGGATCAGGAGCGAACTCACTGGCCTTATGGCTAACAACGAAATGATGAAGACCAAAGCAGAACAGGCTCTCATCATGCGACAGGCCGCAAGGCTTGGCAAAGGGGCGGATGCCAGCAAGATCATCCAGTCGGCGGATGCAAAACTGGGTGCCAATACACAGAACCGTATGCTCGCGGCTCGAAACGATGCACTGAAAGAGTTTGCTGGTCGTCAGCAACTCCACGAAGCTCAATGGGGTGAACCCATGAAGATGTGGGGCAACCTAATGGCTCAGGGCGGGGACATTCCCGGTATCCCGAACCGAGCTATTCAGGACTCCACCGGCGCTATGCAGAACCAGATGCTTAGTGCCTTCAATGCAGGTACACGGGGCGTGAGTGGTGCGTTCGATAGCCTCGGTGCTGCGGCGGGCAAGTCGGTGGACTTGTCCGGCGTAGCAAAAGCTCTTGCCTCAATCGGTGGCAAGGGTGGAAGCAAGAACTCAAAGGGTCAAGAAGACGAAACGTCCTATGGTGGGATGACTTCGTTTGGCAAGTCCTCTTGGGATACTACTAATGACTATGATCGTGTTTATGCTGATCACGATCAATCCTATTTCTAGGAGGATATAATGTCAGGACCCAATATGCCTCCCATGAACATGCTAGCGGGGCTCATGGGTGGGGGACGCCCCGGAGGCCCTCAGCCTGCAATGCCTCTGGGGCAAACCCGCAAACGTATGGGGGATGATCGCGTCCCCATGTCGAACGAGCGGCCAATGAGAAATCCCGGTCAGGTTCAAGCCGAAGCTGCACGGAAGATGGGCGTACCGGCTGAGCGAGTGCAGCCGCAAGCGTCGAGTACACCTCGTCCGCAGGCTCCGCCAATGCAAGCGCCAAGGACCCCTGTAGCTCCCGAGCCTCCCAATCGGCCTGTGATGCCACAACAAGCACCACCTGCTCCGACGCTACCGCAAC